TTGATGAAATTACCAAGGCCACCCTCGGTAGAAAGCTCCATCTCGGCAATCTCCTGCTCGGTCAGATTGAAGAAGAAGTCTTCGGTGCGCTCATTGCCATCGAAATCGATGTAGGTTACAGTTTTCTTCAGCATTGCTGTTTCTCCTTTCAATATAAAAAAAATAAAGAGGGTCTGCCTCCGTTTGAGAAAACAGACCCTCTTCGAACAACCTTTGGAGTATCCTCACTCCATTTTGATTTTAGCCGCCACCACCGGTGGTCTTCATAATCGTAATGACCTCATCAGGCATCGGCAGAGTCGGCTCTTCGCTCTCGCTGCCATACAGCTTCTTTTCGAGAGTGGCGAGATCGGTAGGATTAGCTTTGGTCGAGTCAATGGTGATGCATCCGGTGGGCTTATGGCCAGTGACATTAACAGGGTTCGACTCGCACTCCCAAGAGAAGGTGATAGCGTCAGGAGAATCGTTGATGGTGGTGTACGCACGCTCGGAAGGCGATGCGGTCAGACCGTAAGCAATGTGCAGCTTATAACCCTTATTCGAGGTGGTGTCATCGCCGATAGTGGTCACCCAAGAGAAGCCGAACATGACACGATCCTGCTGGCCAATCTGAACGCCGGTCGCAACCTCAGCAGAACCATCACACTGGCCCCACTCATCAGGATAGGTGTAAGCCTCGATGGTAATGCCGTAGTCCTCAGCAGAACGCATCGAAGCGTACTTGATATCGTCGGCGTACAGGTCAGTCGCCTCTGCGCCAGAAGGCGACTCAGTAACAGCGGTCAGGCCATTCCAAGCAACGCCATTGTCGTAGCTGTTCTCTTCAAGGTTATAAGGGTACAGAACGCCCTTTTTGGTACCCATCTCAAATTCACGGGTACCGGTAGCATCCCAAACAAGAGCTGCCATAGATTTACCTCCTTCATACATAAATTGTAAATGTATCGTGATTGAGATTATCTGCCTTGTAATGCCGACCATACCGACACCGAGGAAGACTCGCGATGGCATATACCAAAAGCGAATCGGGGTTTTCATCAATCACAGTCACATCGTAAAACGTGTGTTGAGCATATGGCCGGTCGTCTGCCGGAGTATTCTCAATGTCGCTGCGCTCATAACGAATTGCGGGATACTTCATGAGGAGATTAGCCGGTGGCTGAAAATATACATTCTCTAGCCCCACCATCTCCCGCATCACTTTGCGCAAAGTTCTGTCTAGTTCAAGTCGTTTATCAGCCATTCCAAAGCCCTCCAAGCGTCAGGGTAAGTCGTGGATGTTCAACTTGAACGTCCGTTACCTTCCACTTTGCACCGCAAAACGTAGCATATTTCATGGAGTAAAAGTGATTCACGGCGTATGGGTCTGCGACAATGGAAAGCTGATTCTGAACAGAAATATCATCATTCACCTTGTCGGCTGTGACTAGACGGCGATTATTTTTCACTACGTCCCCATAATACTTCCGTTCGATGAAGTCTTCTTTATATACACTTGGGGCTGTTTCTTTGGTTTCATCTACAAAACCAATTACCCCTGCCCATTTTGCCATGAGTCACTCCTCCATTTTGATTTTCTTATTCCTCGCTCTTCGGCTCGGTAGCCAGAGTCCAGGTCTTACCAGCCGGGGTCGAAGCGCCATCGACGGTCTTGTAGCTGTCCTTGACAAAGCTCACGACTGCATTGTAGTTGGTGCCGTCGAAGACAACCAGAGTGCCGAACATAGCGGCGTTGTAAACGTCATCGGAGTTCAGTACCTTTTTGAATGCAGCGTCGCCATACAGCTTCGAGTCAGTGGTATCGCCATAGACCATATACTTACGGACATGGACATCCTTGCCCTTCTCATAAACGGCCTCAGCCTGCGGAGTCTTCTCCTCACGATAAGCGTCCAGAGTTTCTTTCCAACCCATTAGTTAGTACCTCCTAACTTTGTTTGTATGAAAAATCAGGCGCCAACCTTGTACTCGACCGAGATAGCCGAGAAAGGAACAGTCAGAGCACCAGAGCACCGAGTCTCAATCAGGTACTTCTGCTGGTTGTAGTCAATGTCGAAGTCATCGAACATGTTGACAGCACCGCCCTTATCGGCACCAACGGTATAGTCGGCCAGGTTGACGATCAGACCGACGAAATCGCCGCCCTTGGGACCCGTGTAACCCTCGAGCTGAGGGACAGTGACGATATTGCGAACACGCAGCTTACGAGCGAGAGCCGCCTCGTCAGCATACAGAGTGTGGCCGATATCATCCTCAAGCAGAAGCATGTCAGCCAGGGTGTCCTCGCTCGTGAACAGAGTCGGATTGCCGCTGCCCTTATAGTCTTTGCGGCTCTTGATGATCGCGCGAATGGCCTTCTTGGCCTTAGTGTCGGCATCATCACCGGAAGCCACATCGACCTGAAGCTTGATGGTGAACAGATCCTCATCGGAGATGATGGGACGGATGCAGTTGGGATCGATCTTGTCATCGGAACTAGCCAGACGGCCGTCGCCAATGAGAATCGCGCGAGCGATCTCCTCATCCAGCTTGTGGCGCATCTCCTGCTTCAGCCAGGCGACCACATCAACCTCGGTGATGTCGATAATGTCATCGCGATCCATCCGCTGCTTCTTGTAAACAGTGGTCGGCGCAGTCGAACGCTTCAGCAGACTGAACACCTGCTCCTTCTTGAAGTTGCCCTTGATGTAACCCTTGGCCCGAGCATCATCCTCGGTCAGGTCCGCGAAGGTAGTGCGGAACCGGCTGAACGGAGTATGGTGAACGCCGTTCATAACAGTACGAACCCAAGACTGGTCATTATCCAGAATCTTGGGCGGAGTGTTCAGTTCCCGCTCGTCGGGGAACAGCCAATCCAACTGATCGATGCCATGAGCCAGGAACGAATCCTTCATGCTGCCATAGCGCTTAGAATCGGCGATTGCCGCTTTGATATCAGCCGCGTGCTGGAGGCTGTTGTCGGGGGTATCGCCTTCGAAAACATTGTGCTTCACAGAATCATCCTCCTCACTAGAATCAGACTTTTTGTCTTCGCCTTTCTTTGCATCTTCAATGGCCTGAGCAACAAGGAAGTTGCAAACATCCTGCTGCTCAGGAGTCATGCCGTCCCAAACTTCTTTGACGGTCTTTTCTTCTTTCTTTTCTTCTTTCTTTTCTTCTTTCTTTGCTTCTTCAGCCACTTTCGCACCCTCCTCTTTGGTGTCAGTGCCCTTTGCTTCTGCGCCCTCTTCGGCGTGATACAGCTCGAGATCTTCATCATTGTAGATGAATGCCTCGCCATCCGCATCCTCCGAATGGACCACAATATCATCAATGAGCGCCCCAGGATTTGCACCCGAAAGAACAAGACTCACCTCACGAATATTCCCATGAAGAACGTCCCTTGCGGCCGACTGCTTAAGACCATTTGCATAGATCGACAGGTTGGTAATATCTCTGCTCTCTACACACTGCTTTGCAATCTGCCCAGAAGGCGTATCATTGAAATATCCATAACAGCGAACCCCTTCTGGAGTATTCTTGAGCAGCGCATGCCCAAGCACATCCTCGGGATCGTCATGATTGTGGTTCCAAACAAGGGGGACTTCTTTCCCATCGCAATCAGCAAAAGCGTTTTTGCGAATCGTGCGACCGTCAGCACATCGAAGATCATTCTTCGTAGCCCAACCAGCAAAATCATACGGTCTATTTGCCGCTACTGCTTCCATTTTGATTTTCAGCCCCTCCTTCCCTTTCTTTAGTTAATAGTCTTTCATTCTGCTCTTTTCCAGCCGTCATCGTAATACGCTGATTATCGGACTGGTTAAGATTCTTGTTACGGAGTTCATCCGCGGCCGGGTCTTTCGAAGGCTTGAGACCAACAAACTGCCGCATCTCATTCGACGAAATAATCTCATTGCGAGTGAACTTATCCGCAACTTCGGCAAGTGTATTGATCGGGACAAGCTTGAACGGATCACGGAAGAACACGATCGACTGACGCTGACTCCTAGCTGTTTTTGTGAGAAACTTTCGCTTGAATTCATCCACGATAGCCGAGACAATCGGTTCAATCGTCCTGCTATAGTAATTAGTCATGGCCGATTCGTCCGCAGTCCCGTTCATAATCTCTTGCGTAAGACCAAGCTGCGCGTACATCATGTTTGTGAGATACTCAACTTGCTTTAAGAGATTATTTTCAAGGCTTCGATTAAGCTGGACAATCCGCTCCGTACCATCGGCATACGCTATACCGTACTTAGAGCTCGAGAGTTGTCTTTCGATTTCGGCTCTTCGCTGTTCAGCCTGTTGACGACGTGCTTCGCTCTTGATGACATAGGGGAGCTGGATAATCAAATCGAGTTTCCCAGAACCCGTCTGCTCATCCACTACGTCCAAAAGGTTAAGTTTTCGAATAAGACGCTGCATGGTACTGTTCGTCTCATTCATAACAGCATAAAAAGGATTTTCGATAATGGCCACCATCTTTTTAGGCAGCACGATCTCCTCCTTATAGCCTTTTGTTTCGTTATAAAGCTTCACTCTAACTGCTTTTGGGAACCACTCGGTGATCTGCCCAACTCGCATCGAGTAAATTTCATACGAAGCATTGGTCCTCGGGTCCACATCGGTCCAAGTTGGAACTACGGCCACAACGCCTTCGTCAAGCATCGACATCACAATATCCTGCACGAGAGCGCGCCCTGTCTGATCCACATTGCCAGAAAGATTCAGACAAGAATTAAGACCCGATTCGATGGTCTCGTCATAACGACCATTTTCGTCGAGCCTCACATGCTGTATCGAGATAGATGACGCATCTGTCGCAATGCGGTTATAAACTGCCGATACAATCGTTCGGTCTGTCTGGCCACCGAGCCGCTGATAATACGGCCGATAGCTATATCCCCCTCCGTAATAAGACCTCGGAGGGTCTCGGTTAAAAAATGCGTTCCAGGCGCTTTTAACCCTGGAAGTGAAATTCAATTCCATTTTGATTTTCCTCCAAGGTTAATCGTCTTTCTTCTTGTCATCTTTCTGACCACCCATAGAACCAGTGGCCATTGCTTTGGCGAGATCGGGGTTCCCAAGTGCCTTCTTGACAAAAGTGCTTCCTGCATACAGCATCGCGCCCTTCGTCATGGTAGTAAGAGCCTGTTCGCCCGCATTACGAAGAACTTTACTCACCATACTCTGCCCTTGCTGCTGTGTATTCTGCGCTTCCGGTGGATTATAGTAGCGTTCCTCGGCGTCAAGCAAATCCCGAAGCTGCCGTTCTGACTGTTTACGGTTCACGATAGTGCGAAGTTCGTCGTCGGAAAGATCGCTGATCGACTGACGGCGGTTTTTCGCAGGGGGAGAACTTTGAGCCTGCTTCTGAGCATTATCGCTCCCACCATCGTCGGTGTACCGTTTCTTTCCGGCAGGAGTAAGAGTACCATCTTTGTTCTGATACCGACGTACTCCCCACTTCATGCCTTTAATTCCCCAGTGATAGAGTTCATCACTTCTCGAAGAAGCGTAATTGTACTGCCAAATCTCCACAACATCCCTCCTCTCTACTCCATTTTGATTTTTTACTCAAACGCTTCTCTTGTCAGCTTCCAGGCAACATAAGCGTCCATCATAGCAGCGACCGCATCAATCTTTTCGTCATACCGAAGTTTCAAGAGTTTGCGGTTGCCGTTCGTGTCTTCCTGTACAATACAGTTACCCATTGTAAACTGCATCATAGATTCGTCGAAAATGAGTTTACGCTGAGCAGAAAGCTTCTTGAGTTCACCCAAAGGAACACTCTCAGTTCTCGCACCCTGGATAACTTTGATGATGCCAAACTGACCGTTTTCGTTTCCCCATCGGTCGATGAACGCCTGCGCATTATACGGATCGTACCCAACACAGCGAACATCGTACTGATTCCCTTCGATAAACACATCGAGATCATCATACACATCCATCATGTCGAGAACTGTTCCGGGCATCACAACAAGCGTTCCTTCGTCCATGAACTGCATATACTTTTCTCGGAGAGCAGCTGTGAGCTTTGAAAGAGTGAACTCAGAAATATAGTTTCGAGTCTTCACGCCAAACATATCTGGCCCAAGCGGAAAGAGGAACGTAAATGCGCAAAAGTCATCTCCCTGGGAAAGGTCACAACCCATAGAGCACGGCATCTGCCAGAAGCTTCTATGCGGATGCGGCAGCGTTTCTTCGTATGGAAAGAAGTAGGTGTATCCTTCGAGAGGAATACCAAAACGCTTTGCCAGGATGTCATTGCGCGTGGCCGGAGCTTGTTCAGCGCGTTCCACATCAAGTTGATAGGTTTCGTAGCTTACAGTCTTTCCGAGATTAGGATTTGCTTTAAGCCACATCTCGGGCTTTGCCACTTCGTCAATAGAGTCAAGCTTATAGTACCAAATGGACACATGAGGATTGATGTAATCGCCCTTCAGAATGCTCATGAGTTCCATTTTGATTGTATCGCCGACGCCATTTCGGACAGTACCTTCAGAAGACACAGCCAGGATAAGATAATCGTCGATCTTTGCCGCACCCTGCTCGATAGCACCAATCGGGTCTTCTCTTATTTCACAAGAAAGCCATTCATCCACCGTCGCACATTTCACTCGCAAACCCTGAAGCTTTGAAATCTCCATGGGGCGCACTTCCAAAAGGGAGTTTGTAAGAAAGTTCTGAATGCCCTTTTTGGTACTTGCGAGTTTCTTGCGATTGGCAATATTGCCGGTGGTATTTTGTAAGGAGCCATCGGTCAAAAACGTAAAAAGAGGCCCCCTCGAGCGGACAATGGCAGTTGAAAAAGCACTCATGACTTCTTCTGCCTGTCGCATCGTGGGGGCCGTTGTGATCTGATGTGTGGTGGAAGTATCGACATTGAGAAAGTATGCCTGGATGAAGGTCTCGTAAAGACTCTTTGCTGCGCTTCGGGCGACGATAAGATACTGCTTATTGACAAGGCGCTTTTTTGTTCGTCTTGTCTCAAAGTGGCCGCCATAGCCATCTTCATTGGGGACCCAAACGCTTCGATCCACAAAGTAAAACCAGCAAAATATCTGTTCGGCCCAAAGCTTAAAAGTATCCAGAAGCTGCACATCCGAGCCATCGGTAAGGGTCATTTCTTTTTCACAAAAAGCCACAAACCCATCCATTGCTCGGTCATCATAGTAAACCCCTGGGTTTGCAATGAGATCGTCTATGCGATTCATTTCCATGGATACTTCCCTGCAAACCGGAATTTCACCTCGCATGACGGCTTCTCGGAATTGGCCGTAGTATTTCGGAGTGGCGGTGTTTGAGAGAGACATTTGTATTACTCAGTGGCCAAATTTTCGAACCCGCTTTCGATCAGAATTTCTTTAACTCGATCCTTCAAAAGACGAGGAACATCCTCAAAGGTTTTCTTACTGAGCATAATCTGCTGTGCCCAAAGCATTGCAATCATAAATCTTACCTCCTATTTTATTCGTATACGATACTAGAAAGTTCAAGAATGCATTGTGTCAGCATGTCATTTGCGCTTTCTAGTTCCGTAATTCGTTCGGCCTCAGTTTTTTCTTTCGGTTCCGTCCAATTCATGTATTTCGACGGATTAGCTTGCACATCGGAAACATCGATTTTATCAGAAGTGGTGACGATCTGTTTATAATCACATTCCCAATAAGCCTCCGATGTTTCTAAATCTAAATTCCAATCTCCATTTTGACAAATGAAAATATAGACTTTGCCATCCTGATATGTTACCGAAACATTAGGCTGCTCTTTGTCGAATCTTGCTCGCATTACTTATCAACCTCCTAGCTCGTCGAGCACTGTCATATACATGATATCGTTTAGCAAACTTTAGGCTATCGGTGTGCAGTATATGACCTTTATAACTGTTGCATTTTCGAGCTAGGCGAACACTATTACGATATTTTCGTGCTCGCTTATAGGCTCTTCGTATCCGTAAAAATACCCTTCTTCTAATTGTGATATGAGTTTTATATATTCTAAAACCCATAATGTCGATAAAACGTTTATCATCTAGTTTTGTTACACTCCAAAAAGGCTTCACAGTTAGACCCAACGTTTTATCTATAAATTCAACAATTCTTTTACTAGCTTCTAAAAGCATCTTTGAATTCGACCCAATTAAAAGAATGTCATCCATATAAATCAATAAATGTTTTACCATTGGAATTTTCTTCCCACGTCGCTCGAAAAACAAATTCTCTTTTACTTTGTGATAAAGAAAACTCATATAAAAATTGCATAAGTATTGACTAAGATAGCTTCCAATCGAAAGTCCATCTGCCATACTCTTTACAAGTTCGTCAACTAACCAAATTAAATTGTCATTTGCTAAATATTTATGAACCAGAGAAAGTAACTTGTCATGGGGAATACTAGGAAAACATTTCTTAATATCCATTTTGACAAAATAATTACTATCTTTTTCTTTAAGCCATTTCTTAATATGCTTTACACCCCAAATAGGTCCTTTTCCAGGAATACTAGCGCATTGAAATTCTCCGATGCGTCCAAGCATATCTCGCATTCCGTAAACAGCCACGTAATCACAAAATTGCTGCTTGATGTTCTGTATTCCAATCCATCGTTCTTTATGGGAGGAACTATCAATTTTCTTCCTATACCACGTAGGCGGAAGTTTGAGTTTTCTCGTAGCGAGTTCTTTTCGTAATGAAATAGCCGCTTTCTCTATGAGAAACTTTCTATTAGTTGCAGCTATTTGTCTAAATTTAGCCTTGCTTATTTTCAAAAGGGAACAAAAGGGAACAAAAATAAACGCATACATCTTTTCGCTTCCATTTCTTTCTTAAGCAATCGGCTATGCAAATTTCAATAAAATCCAAATCTAAAATATTAACATTTTTAGCGTATCGTTTCATGCGATTGTTTGCTATGCAGGGCTTTCATCCTCAAATTACTAACCCCGTCCTTTCTTATAGCTATTTTCGGTATATCAACCGAGGAATTCATACTGTATGAATTACAACTTTTCGCTGCGAAAGGTAGAACAATATAAAATATAGCATCGCAAACATTCGGCGGCCAAGTAGTTCCAGTTCGCGTTCGTCAAGCCGTTCCTGCAATTCAGAAAAGACGAACCGGCATTCGAGCCATTCCTGAGATTACCGCAGTTCTACCAGTCCCTAAAAATTCTAGGGGCAGCGCCCCTCTGTCGCAAGCGACATTCACCCCCATAAAGGTTCAATCGGCGGCCAA